ACGTGGCTGCTGCCGGGTGTTATCTCGTGCGCGGTCACAATGAAGCTCACCGGCCGCTGGCGCCAGGGCTACCACCAGGCCGGAATGCTGGCGGCAGCCTGCGAAGTCGATCGACTGGGCGACACCTTTCGCGGCGCCGGCCTGCAACACGCGGCGCGCGTCTGCAAGTTCGCCGAGGCGGCGGTCCTGATGTCCTGGATGAAATGTGCGAGTGAGCGCGAGAAGCGCCGGCTACTCGCCCACGCGCCGGCCGAGCTGCGCGAGCTGCTCGAAGACTGGGAGGGCCAAGTCGAGCGGGCTCAGGCTGCGGCGCGCTGACGGCGGCGGCGGCGTAGGCGATCGTGCGCGACGAACACCGGCACGTTCGGCCGATCCTTCCATTCGACGAAATAGCCGAGCATCCCCTGCACCGGGCCAACGCGGGCCAGGATGACGGCGGGCGCGCCGTCGCGGTGGGTATCGCCGGGGGTCGATTTGCACTTCTCGACCAGTGTTCCATTTGGCAGCACTTCGAGCATGACCGATACGATAACGCACCCGCAGCAGCGCGCTTTCCTCGCCGCGTTCGCCGAGCTGGGCAACGTGAGCAAGGCGGCGAAGGTCGCCAAAGTCTCGCGTGAGGCTCACTACGACTGGCGCCGCGACCCGGTTTACGAGGCGGCTTTTCAGCGCGCGATCTTGATGGCGGGCGCGATTCTCGAAGATGAAGCGGTGCGGCGCGCCAAGACCGGCATCCTCAAGCCAGTCTTTCAGGGCGGCCGGCGCGTGGGCCAGGTGCGCGTGTTTTCCGACGCGCTGCTGATGGCGTTGCTCGCGGCCTGGATGCCGAAGAAGTACGGCAAGAAGCTCGCCATGAGCGGGCCGGATGGCGCGCCGATCGCGCACTCGCACGCGCTCGACCTCTCGCAGCTCACGATCGACGAACTGAAATTCCTTGAACGACTCGCCGACAAAGCTGCTCGCGGATCCAGAAGCGATTCGGGCGGAGCTGAAGCGCCGGGCGAGGCGCAAGATTGATGAGTACTTTCCTGCTGACGGTCCTCTTCGACGCGAGCTATACGTTAAGCATCTTGAGTTCTTCGCGGCTGGCGCGACGCATCGCGAACGTCTTTTCATGGCGGGGAATCGCGTCGGCAAGTCGGACACTGGCTGTTATGAAGACACGCTGCACCTGACCGGGGATTACCCCGACTGGTGGCCGGGCCGGCGCTTCACAACGCCGGTCGAAGGCTGGATCGCGGGCGAAACCAACGCCACCACGCGCGACATCCTGCAGGCCAAGCTGCTCGGGCCGTGGGGCGAGTTCGGCACCGGGCTTATCCCAGGCGATGCGCTGGTCGATTTCAGTAGTAAGCGCGGCCTGGGCGAAGCGGTCGATGTGGTGTACGTTCGCCACGCGAGCGGCGGCGTCTCGATGGCCGGCTTCAAGAGCTACAGCGAGGGCCGCGGCAACTTCCAGGGCACGGCGAAGCACTTCATTCACTTCGACGAGGAGAGCGACCTCTCCGTCTATAGCGAGGCGATCATGCGAACCATGATTGTGCCCGGCACCGACGAGGGCGGCCTGGTGTACCTCACGTTTACCCCGCTGCAAGGCTGGTCGGAAGTGGTCGAGAGCTTTCTCGGCGGCACAGAGCCGTAACCTCAAATCGGGGGGGGCTCGTCCTGTAGAGATGGGATTGGGACACAAATCGCCAGAGCTGCAGACGCGCGACGATGCGTTTGATCTGGCTCTCGCGGTGATGAAGTACGACGAAGCGCTCAACGCGCATCCCGACGCGCCATCGCGGCGCCCGACTGAGCCGGCCGTGGTCGAAGTCCAGGCGTATTACGAAGAGATGCGCGAGCGCGCGAAAGACCTGGTGCAGAAAATTTCTCGCGATTGCGCCGGAAATAGCAGAGGATAGACCTAAGCGCGCAACTCGCGCTCATAGGGAGATCGGAAGCATGGCAACCAAAGCAACGCCCAAGAACAAGGGCACGAAGACGAACGCGCGCGGCACCAAAACGACGAACGCGAGCGGCGGCGGCAAGGGAAAGAATGCCGGCGCGGGGCGCAAGACGCGCGGCGCGGGCGGCTAAGAGTTTTTTCGTTTTTTCAACTGCATGGGCGGGCCTCCTTCGGGGGCTCGCCTTTTTTTGTCTCTACACACGATGAAAGCACCTGCTGACACGATCGAAATGCGCCGGTTGCTGCGCGATGCGGACGGCTTCGTCCACACTCCGCGCGGCTACATCTCGGGCGAGAGCTACGACAAGATGCGCGAGGCGAATCCGAATTTTCAGTACCCGCTGCGCTCGGACATTCCGCTCATGAGCGACCTCTCCGATGACGATCTAAAGAGCTGGTATCCGGCGCCCGAGCAGGCCGCGGCGGTCGCGGTGGCCACCCTGCCGCCACGCCTCCCACGCCGCCGATGAAGGAATGAACCCGCATGATTGGCTATGGATCGCCTCGCTTGGAGTGACGGTCTTCAATGCCTGGCAGAACAAGAGCATTCAGAACGCGATCCTGACGCTGAAGCTCGACCTGGTCGATCGCATCGCCAAATGTGAGGGCGACATCAAAGCGCTGCAGGCGCGCGGCGATCGGTGAGCAAGCACGTTGTACAGGCCGGCTGGGACCACGCGCCGCATCTGAGCGAGGACGCAAAGAAAGACCTGCTCGGCGCGATCCCGCCGCATCAACGCGAGGCGCGCTCGAAAGGCGTGCCGACGCTCGGCTCGGGCGCGATCTACGGCGTACCCGAAGAAGATTTTGTAATTCCGGACTTCGCGCCGATCCCCGACCACTGGTATCGCAGCTATGGCCTGGATGTGGGCTGGAACCGCACCGCGGCCATCTGGGGCGCGCACAACCGCGATTCCGACATCGTTTACTTCTACAGCGAGCACTATGCCGGCGATGCGATTCCAGCGGTGCACGCGGACGCGATCAAAGCGCGCGGCAAGTGGATACCGGGCGTCATCGACCCGGCCGCGCGCGGGCGCTCGATCGAAGACGGCGAGCGAATGATTGAGCTGTACCAGGCGGCGGGCCTGGATGTCGAGCCGGCCGACAATTCGGTCGAAGCCGGCATCTACGAAGTGCGCCAGCGGCTGATCTCGGGAAAGCTCAAAGTCTTCGCGAGCCTGATCCACTGGCTTGCCGAATACCGCCAGTACCGGCGCGACGAGAAGGGCAAGATCGTCAAGAAAAAAGATCACGCGATGGACGCCAGCAGATACGAAATCATGAGCGGCCTCGCGCGCGAAAAGCAGAACCTGCCGCGCAAGCCGGTCCACGGCGGGCGGGCGCCCATCTTCACCGGCTAAGGAGCCACATGGAACTCACAGGAACCGCGCTACTCGTCGCAATCGGGATCGCGTTCAGCGTCTGGAGCGGCGGCGCCGCGGTGCGCGGCGTCAAGAAAGCCACGCACGCGGTAGCGCACAAACTGCACCACACGCCTAAGCCGAAAGCCTAATCAGCATCCCGAAATGATCGCAGTGCAACGGCAAGCGGACTTCGCGGAAGAAGCGGAATGTCCGAAGTGTCGCAACCGGGACGGCATCAAAGACGGCGGGCCGGCGCTGCGCGGCAAGCGCGCCTATGACATCCGCACCGACACCTTCGGGCTCTGCCGCTGCCCTAAATGCGGCCTGAAAGCGCACTGGGGCCAATTCCACCAGCAACTGCAGCAATGACCACGACCACGACCTCTACCGAAATTAGCGACCGCGACACGTTCCTTGCGACCATGCGCGAGCGCTTCAAGCTCGCCGAAGAAGCGTTGACCGAGATCCACGCGGAGGCGCGGCGCGACTTCCAGTTTCGCGCCGGCAACCAGTGGGAACCCGATGTCTTGAGCGAGCGCACCGCGGACGGCCGGCCTTGCTACACGATCAACCGCATCCCGCAATTTTTGCGGCAAGTGACCGGCGCGCAGAAGAAGACGCGCCCGGCCATCGAAATTTCCCCGATCGGCGAGAACGCCGACATCGAGACGGCCGAGATCGAGCAGGGGCTCGTCCGCTACATCGAGCGCAACTCCGACGCGGAAGACGCCTACGACACCGCTTTCGATCACATGGCGACCGGAGGCTTCGGCTTCATCCGGCTCGCGACCGATTACGTCGATAACGAGAGCTTCGACCAGGCCATCCGCTTCGAGCGCGAGAACGATCCGTTCGCGCACTTCCCTGACCCCACCTGCAAGAAGCGCGATTACTCCGATGCCGGCTATTGGTTCGTCATCAAGACCTTCACCGCGCAGCAATTCAAGAGCAAGTACAAGACGAGCGAACTCGCGGGCCTCGACGACTTTTCGACGATGGTCGATAACGCGCCCGATTGGATTCAGCGCGACTCGGTCCGCGTGGCTGAGTACTTCTGGGTCGAATGCACTTACGACACGATCACCAAGCGCGACCCGAAAACGAAGCAGAACTATCAGCGCGAGAAGGAAACGCGCCACGTTTACCGCTGCGAAACGAACGGCTTCGAGCTTTTCGAGCAGTCCGACATTCCCGGCGAATACATTCCGCTCGTGCCGGTGCTGGGCGAGGATTACCTGGTCGATGGCAAGCGTATGCTCGTCGGCATCGTGCGGTGGGCGCGGCGCCCGCAGCAGCTCTATAACCTCTGGCAAAGTGCGATGGCGGAAACCATCGCGCTCGCGCCGAAAGCGCCGTTCATGGCGACGCCTACGCAGATTGAGGGCTACGAGGATGTTTGGGACACCCTCAACCAGAAGAACTACCCTTACCTGCCGGTCAACCCTGACAAGAACGCGCCCGGCTGGCCGCAACGCCAGTTCGGCGAGCCACCTATTCAGGCGATCACCGGCGCGATCGCGCACGCCGACAACGACCTCAAAACAACCACCGGGCTAAACAACGCCTCGCTTGGCGAGCCAGGTCCGGAAGAGTCGGGCAAAGCGATCCTGCTGCGGCAGAAACAAGGCGAGGGCGCGACCTTCGGCTTTCAGGATGCGATGGGGCCGGCGATCAAGCAGTGCGGCCGGATCATCGTCGGCTGGATTCCCCACTACTACGACGCCGAGCGCGTGGTCGCGGTGGTCAACCCTGACGGAACCTCCCGCCTGGTGCCGATCAATCAGCCGTTCAAAGACGACGCCGGCCTGCAGAAAGTTTTCGATCTGACCGTGGGCAAGTTCGATGTCGCGATCTCGCAAGGGCCGAGCGAGGACTCGATGCGCCAGGAAGCGGCCGAGTCGATGATGCAACTCGTGGCCGCGCATCCCGAAATGATGGGCGTGATTGGCGACCTGCTCGTGCGCGCGATGGACTGGCCGCTGGCGAACGAAATCGCCGACCGGCTTCACAAGATGCTGCCACCGCAGCTCCAGGAAAAGAGCAACGCGCAGATCCCGCCGCAGGCGCAAGCGCAGCTCGCGCAGCAGGCGCAGATGATCTCGCAATTGAGTCAAGCGCTCCATCAGATGGCGGCGAAGGTGGAAGGCAAGACCGCCGAGCTGGCCTCGCGCGAGCGCATCGTACTCATCCAAACCAAAGCCAGTTTGATCGAGGCGCTGCTCAAGGTGCAGTCGCAGGAAGCGATGGCGATGTTCAGCGCGGACATCGCACAAATCGACCGGCAGCTCGCCATGATTCCGGACCCCGCGCTCGGCGACCAGGCAGGCGGCGCTCCCGCACCCGGGGCCGCTGCTCCCGCGCCGCGGCCACAGCCGCAACCGCAGCAGGTCGAAACGCCGCTCGCGGCCTAACGAATTTCCTCATCTCCTCATGTCCGCAGCGCGGGCTGAGTCGATGACCCGATTACCCCTCTGGCCTTGAGCTGCGAGGGCGAACCACCCCATGAACACAGAAAACATCGCGTCGGAGTCTGTTCAGACTCCCTCCCCGGCAGACCTGAGCCTGGCCGACTATCGCGCTTCCCGCGAAGTGGCTGCGGCGCCGGCTGTCAAAGAAGGCGCCAAGCAAGACCCTCCCGCAACTGGCGAAGAGCTGGAAGAAAACGCTGCAGCCTCGGGAGCTGCGGATGACACACAGGAGCCCGCGTCTGGTGCAACCGACGAAGGGAAAAAAGCCAAGCCGAAGGGCGGCTTTCAGAAGAAGATCGAAGCGCGCGACATCGAGATCGCCGAGCTGAAGCGGCAACTGGCGGATCAATCCGCTGTGAAGCCGGCCGCAGACGGCGCAGCGAAACCGGCCGCAGCCGCGGACGTAGCGCAACCTCCGGAGTACGACAAGGCGCCCAAGCCGAAGTTAGAAGACTTCGACGGCATCGAATCGTTTACCGAAGCGCTCAACGACTGGAAGGCGGATGAACGCGAGTTCAAAACCAACTGGACGAAGGGCCGCGAAGCGTTCGTCGTGAAGCAGCAGGCCGCTAACACGGCCTGGAAAGCGCAAGTGGCCGAATCGAAAACGCAGCACCCCGACTATGACGAAGTCATGGACGCGGTTGCTGACGTCAAGCTCTCGCCCGCGCACCAAGCGATCTTCCTCGAATCCGAACTCGGCGCTGAGTTGGTCTATCAACTCGCCACCGACCGCGAAATGCTGGAGCGCATCGCAACGCTCTCGCCGACCGCGGCGGCGCGCGAATTGGGCAAGCTCGAAGCCAGTCTCGCGAAGGCTCCTGAACCCAGCAACAACACGGTCAGTAAAGCAGCGAAGCCGTTCCGCTCTCTTGCGGGCGGCGGGGCGTCGCGTCCCGCAATCGACGTGAAGAACGTCTCGCTCGGCGACTATCGCCGCGCTCGCGAAAGCGGACGCCTCTAAAACCTCGCGCCCACTGACCGCAACCCGCGCGGCGCGATGCCGCGCGCATTCACAGGAACCCTCTCAGTGGCAAACACTCTTTTAACCGATCAGCACATCACGAATGAAGCGCTGATGATCTTGGAGAACGAATTAACGTTCACCAAGCAGGTGGACCGGCAGTATTCGACCGAGTTCACCAAAGCCAAGCGCGGAGCGACGGTCTACGTCCGCAAACCGCCCAAGTACGTGGTTCGCGACGGTCAAACCATCGCGGTCCAGGACACCACGCAATCGCAAGTGCCGATCACGCTGAACCATCAGTTCGGCGTGGACGTGGAATTTTTCAGCTCCGATCTGGCCTTGAGCATTTCGGACTTTGGCGCTGATGTTCTGCAGCCGCAGATTGCCGTGATCGCGAACGCGATCGACCTGGCCGGCCTGGCTCAGTACGTGAACGTGTTTAACAGCGTCGGCACGCCTGGCACCACGCCCGGCACTGGCGCCACCGCGCAGGCCTCGCTCGCCGTCTACGCGCAAGCGCAGGCGTATCTCGACAAGTACGCCGCACCGCGCGATAAGAACCGCGCGACGGTCATCAACGAAGACGCGCAAGCGATCACCGTGCCGAACCTGGCCGGCCTCTTCAACCCGACCGATGTGATCGGCAAGCAGTACACCGAGGGCAACATGGGCCGGGCGCTCGGCTCGAAGTTCTCGATGGATCAGAACGTCAACATGTTGACGATCGGATCTCTCGCCGGGACTCCGCTCATTAACGGCACCATCACGCCGGCCACCGGACCGCAAGGGACCGCGCTCGGCACGATCACCCCGTTCACCATCAACACCAAGGGCTGGACCGCTTCGACCAAAGTGCTGAACGGCGGCGAAGTATTCACCCTGCCGCTCGTGTTCGGCATCAATCCGGCCTCGCTGCAGAACAACGGCAAACTCGCGCAGTTCGGCGTAGTCGGCCCTGTCACCAGCGACGCCTCGGGCAACGCCACGATCACGCTAAACCAGGCGATCATCCTGCCGCCTTCGGCTTACGCCACCGTGACCGCTCTGCCGGTAACGGATGCCGCGCTCACCTTCGTAGGTGCCGCGGCCGTCGTGACACCGCAGAATATGGCGTTCCACAAGAACGCTTTCACGCTCGCTTGCGTTGACCTGCCGCTTCCCGGTGGCGTCCACATGGCCGCGCGGAAATCCGATAAACAGCTCGGCATCTCCATGCGCTTTGTCGCGAGCTACGACGTTGTTCACGATCTCTTCATCGGTCGGTTCGACGTGCTTTGCGGTTGGGCCTCGCTCCGGCCGGAGTGGGCCGTCCGCATCCAGGGCTAGGCCGATCTCCCCTAGTTTCCTGACCGAGCGGGGCGCTCTTG